ATGATAAACAATATGGTATCCGATGATATCGTATTTATGGAATATGCTAAGTCGGTTGGTGAAGAAAAGACTGTTAGGATAGCCAGAATAATTATTGATCAAATCCAGAAAAAGGGCGTCAGTCACGTTTATGATAACTTCCGGCATAGTATGGTCTTGCGGGACATGAGTAATCCAGGCAATAATATGATGTCTTTTATTCCATCAGGAGAAATAGTATGAAAATTATACCAAAGGGGTCGAATTATGTTCCGGCGATCTGTAATCACACTATGTATCATTGGTTACGACATCAAGAATTTGCCGGAAAAAGTTTTGAATTCTTTAATCCTGGAAAATCATTCTTTGATTATAATATAATTCTCCAAAATGCATACTATAGATTATCATACGAAGAAGATTATGAACATAGAAATCGCATGAAATATCCCGATGATACTATAATATTGGGAGACAGTGGCGGCTTTCAGATGATGACATTCGAAAGAAAGGGAAAACCAGTTGACTTAAATGCGATTCAAATATTGAGATGGTTGGAACGGAACTCTGACATCGGTATGAACTTGGATGTACCTCCCAGTTTTATGGATCCCGAGGTTGCATTAAAAAGGTCGATAAAGAACTTTAAAATCTTCGAAGAAAATAGACAAAATTATAATTTTAAATTATATAATGTACTGCATGGAAAAACATATGATCAGATAAACCAATGGTATCGCGCCGTAAAGGATTTCAATTTCGATGGTTGGGCACTTGGTATTCATCCCAGCACGAATGTATACTTAAAATTGGTGGCTTATCTTTATTTGCTAGAACAGGGAGAAGAATCCGTGCTGAATAATTGTCACTTCTTCGGAGTGAGTGCACCTGCTAATATGATATCATTATCTATGTTGGCAAACAAATATGATTCTGCTCTTACCTTCGATAGTAGCAGTTGGGCAAAAGGTTACCAGTTTATGTCGTATGGATTTCCGCTTGATATTAAGAAATTCGTTAGCTTGGGAGAAAAATCCAGCGATCATTCTATGATTGGTATGCCATGTGATTGTCCAGTATGTTCCAGTATGAATATAGGAGATATTTATAATTATACTCCAATTACATCACTTTTGGTCAGCTTCCACAACTTATATCAATATTTGGAAGTCAACCGCATGATAGAATGCTTTGTAGATGATATGGAAGTCTTGCCAGAATATGCGAAAGCACTGGGAGAAAAAGATCTTATCCAGAATGTAACTAATATATTTGATGATTTTGATAAACATGGATCAAGATATGTTTATGATCATTATCATGATTTGTTTGTGAAACCTAATAAAAATAATTCGGAAAGCAATTTATTTGGATGGCAAAACCTTTAAATACAAAGAGAATAACATTTGAATATAATTTTTTTTTAAATCGAATTCAAGGAACAGGAGAAGAAAAGATAATGACTGAACTACAACAAAAAGTAACCTTCGATGCAGCACATCGATTGTTCGGATATTCGGGAAGCTGCAATATGTGCCATGGTCACTCATGGTCAGTGGAAATAATTCTAGATTCTGATAATCCATTAGATCAATGCGGCATGTTGGTAGATTACAGAAGAATCAAAGAATACTTCAAACAAAAGTGGGATCATCGGGCAATCTTTAACAGTCTGGATCCACTAGTATCGGTATTCGAACAAATGGGATTAGCAGTAACAAAAATGGATGAAAGGAATCCAACTGCCGAAAATATAGCAAAAGAAATACTTCGGGATATATCAATCATGGCAAACCTTCATAATGATGATTGGATAGAAGTAACTGTAAAAGAATCCGAAGACAATTATGCAAAGGAATCAGCATGAGCGAATTTCCCGAAAATGCAAAAAAAACAAAATGCGAAGAATGCGGAAAAGAATTCTGGAGGATAACAAATACTCATCTATGGACCCAGCACAGGATGACTACCGAAGAATATAAAGAAAAGTATCCGGAATCTGTTATAGAAGATCATGCAATATCAGAATGGAGACAAGAAAGTAGGAAAGGAAAAACATATGAAGAAATTCATGGAATAGAAAAAGCAGCATTATTGAAGCATGACAGATCCGAAAAGACTACTTTGCAAATGCAGGATCCGGAACAAATAAAGATCAGACAAGAAAAATGTGGTCATGAAATATCAAAAGAACAAAAGAAAAAACTTAGTTTATCCAAAACAATAAGCGGAGCTTCCAATTATAGGGATAGGGCATTAGAATATTATGGACAAGAATGTATGAGATGCGGAGCAACTGAAAATTTAGTAGTCCATCATATTGATTGCCAAAATATCAGATCGGTTCTTGGAAATCACTCACTAGAAAATCTTATGGTACTATGTAAATCATGCCATGGTCGGATTCATAATGAATTAAAGAAAGGGAAATTCATTGGCATAGATAATATAGAAAAAGGGGTTCATTATATATTAAAGGGATTACATGATGAATTCGGACTTGATCTTTCTGACGAAAATTTTAGCGATACTCCCAAAAGAGTAGCCAGGGCGTATTATGAACTATGCTGCGGGATTAATTGTTGGGATGATATAGATAATATATTAAGTACTTCATTTCCTGCCGAATATGATGGCATGATTATAGCAAAAGGAATAGAATGTTATTCATTATGTCCACATCATTTGCTACCCGTTCATTATGTCGTCAATGTTGGATATATACCAAAAGAAAGAGCTATCGGAATTTCTAAAATTCCTAGAATAGTAGAATTATTGGCCAAAGCTCCTAAATTGCAAGAAACATTTACTCATGATATTGTTGAAGCATTAAAGAGAATAGAATGCAAAGGGGTTATAGTTCAGGTATCCGGAAAGCATTTATGCATGGGATCTAGGGGAGTTAAACAGCCCAATATTACTACGGTTACTAGTTCTATTTATGGGGTCTTTGAAAAACCAGAAGTAAGAGCAGAATTTCAACTAGCAATAAAAAAGGATGATTAAAATGAAAACCCTCTTAATTTTTTCTGGTGGTATGGATTCTGCCACTCTTCTTTGGAAATTATACAGCGATGGTTATGATGTCGAAACTATAACCTTTGATTATGGCCAAAGACATCGGCAAGAAATAGAATACGCCCAGAAGATGATAAAATTCATGAAAGAGGATCCTGACCTCGGTATTGATATCCGACATGATATAGTTGATGTCAGACCGGTGTTCAAGTATATAGATTCCAGCGCGTTGACTAATCCTGATATCGAAGTTCCGGAATGTGGTTACACTGATGAATCTGCCAAGATAACAGTAGTTCCTAATAGAAATCAGATCCTTCTTTCGATAGCAGTCGGAATAGCTGCTGCCAGGGGCATTGATTCCGTGATGTATGCGGCGCATAGTGGAGATCATTCTTTGTATCCGGATTGCCGTCCTGAATTCCTGGAATCACTGAATGAAACTACCAGAATTTCAACATTATGGCATCCTGTCAGAATAGAAGCACCTTTCATTCATCTAACCAAGGGCGATATTGTCAAGATTGGGTTGGAATTGGGTGTACCATATGAATATACCAGGTCATGTTATAATGCTGGACAATCATGTGGTGTCTGTCCGACTTGCATAGAAAGAATGGAAGCATTTACCATCAATGGAATGACAGATCCAATAATGTATTTACCCCATTGAATATTTCTTTTTTATATTTTTTTATTATAATCGAATTCTAAGGTCCGAAATCTATTTATAGATCTAATGATAATCCATATATCATATGAAAAGAGGGAGATGAGATTGATGTATACTTTAGTCATAGGCAATATGGAAGGAGAATTTAGTGATCTTGATGAAGCTATGAACAACTGTTTTGAAATATTCGAAAGAGCAGATTTTTCCGGATGGAATGAATCAGAATCCGTTTGTTGGATGGATATCTTCCTGGATAATAGTAGTCAAATAATAGTTGGGAAAATAATAGAATCATAGGAAGGATAAGAAAGATATCTGATTTTTTTGAACCAAAGAATTGGCGACATTCAATAATCAAGGGGGCATCATGAAAATCAATGAACTGTACAGTGAAGATGGTACGGTTACATATGTTACTAATAGTCTTCCATTAGTATATGGAACTATTAAGTATCATGGTTATTATGGAGATAATTATCCTTATTATGCAATGGGTATTTTTATCCCTTCATCACATGGAAAAATATTGAAAATATATCAATCGTCGAATACTCGATTATTCGGAGAAAGATTATGGGATATATGGGGTTATAGTATATGTAAGCCGGGATTTCGACATATTGAACAAAGTACCTATTCATCGTATTCGGAACGTGACATAAAACGAGAGTTTCGCATACTGTATAGAGTATATATTATAAATAGAATTAAAAGACGCATTGTTAGAATATTTAATAGAATAGAATCGATATTTAATCTATGATTGAAAGTGATATTTTGCATACTATTGGAACTTCGGGAAACAAGGTCATAGTTCTTGAAACCAAGCCAGCAGTATATTTTTATGTTTCGAATAGTTTGCTTGCTATTCCTGGAAAGGATCATATTCTTCCGCAATTCATGGATGAAAATGTGATATTAGGATACGGTTGTGAACCATTGGACCGTAATTGGGGATGGTCCCGGCGGATGGCAGATGGAATAAATATGCAAAATTATCGTGGGTGGTATATGTTTTGTGGTATGGACGAAGGAATCGAAATTTTATCCAGAATAAAACGTATATATGATCGGAACACAAAAAGGAGATGAATAATTTGCATACTATTGGAACCGGAAAGAATGAAATTATTATTTTAGAGACTAAGCCACCAGTGCTTTATTTAGTTTATCAGAGATTATTGGCAATTCCAGCTGATCCGACTTATAATTACAATCGTATTTTACCGTGTTTCATGAACGGTGCGGTCAGAATAAGCGAAAGGTATCTTACCGAAGAATGGGGATGGAAAGCCGGAATCGAACATAATATAAATCTAAAAGGATATAAAGCATGGTTCATTATTGATACATTTATTCACAATACTGACACTAGTAGGGATCATGGGAAAGATTTATTACAGATGATAAAAGACGTATATGATCAAAATACCAAAAGGAAATGAAATGAATTATCTTGATGTATATCGTCTTAAATTAGCCCATTTGAAGTTGATGGTAATTAAGAAATTGCGGCGATATGGTATAATACGCATGAACTTATTAGACATGGAAGGAAATAAAAAATCCGAAATCATCATGAAAGTGATTGGATCCAAAATAATCGTATTGCATGAAAACAATATAATTAAATATGATGATATGAACACAGCTTGGGAATATTACCAAAATTTGATATATGAAGAATTTCCAGAAGAAAGGGGTGACTAATTTGCATATTATTGGAACCGGAAAGAATGAAATCATGATACTTGATGAGGTTAGACCTCCTGTACTGTATTTATTGCATGAACATATATTGGCTATTCCTGCCGATCCCATGTACGATAATCACCACATTTTATCGTGTTTTATTGATACTAATGAATATATAGACGGTTTTCCGATGGATGAACAATGGGGATGGAGACCTGAGCGAATATATACCGTTAATTTATCAGGATTTAAGTGTTGGCATATATATGATCGTCATTATGGAACCCCATATGAATATGGATTATATGAATTACGAAAAATAGAAGAAATATATAAAAGAAATATTGAAAAGAGGATGAAAAGAGGATATTGAATTATGATTTATTTAAAAATTTGGAGCACATTGATTTGCTGACTTTATCAATAAAACCAAGAGTATAAATTATTTTTCACCAAAAGATTTAAATACTAGAACTTTGATTTTGTTTTTATTATAAATTTTTTGGAGTATTATTTTAATGGAAGCAAATTATCGTGACATAAGAATCTGGTTTGGGAGGTTTTTTTCGACTTGCAAAATTTGCGGACAGTTGATGAATGATATAAATACATATCATAGGAAGGATACTAGAAATCGATTGCATTCATATTGTAAACAGTGTTATATACAAATTCAGAAAGATCGCAACGATAAAAACGTAAAAGTCAAGAATCCTGTTTATTTGATTAATGATTTTGATCAGATAATAATATTCGATGATTATAAGGATCGCCAGAAATATATCAAGGAAAGAAAAACCATGGCAAAATTTGGATACATTCAACAAGGGTATAGCAGTATTGTTGGGTGCACTGAAATAAATTCCCATGGTGATATTATACGATGCGATCAATGCGGCGGAACTTTATTATATGATGACCATGGTGATCTAGTGTGCCAATCATGCAATTTAATTTGTGATGAAATAGGTCCAATGCAATTAGAACGGAACTTAGATTTTGATACAGTTCCGAAACATAAATTCGATACCAAAGAAAGTAACAAATCCGAAAGCGATCTTCATTACATAGATGACGGATGTTTTGATTTTTATTATAGTAGAGCATATTCTAAATATTCCAGAAAATAGATAAGATAGGTAGTGTGATTTAATTGGAAATTAGTCAGGAAGATTTTGAATCATTCAAGAATGAATTTATGGAACTTGTTAATAAACGTCTTGATGAATTCGTGGAAGAGTTTGTGACGGCATGTAGTCAAGGTCCAGAAGACGAAGAATGTAGTTGTGATGAATGCGCAGAACCCGAAGGCATCGAAAATCCTGCCAGATATATATTGTTTTCAGGTGGTCAAAAATATTTTGCGACCGAAGTTAAACCAAATGCATTTGCAGGAATTGATTTTTATCTTCATGAAATCGATCCCAAAACCGGAAAAGAATATAATTCAAAAGGAACTATAACTTCAGCGGATGTCGTTATTGTAGATTTGAATCCCGACATGACATTGGAAACATTTTGTGCCATCAAACAACAGACTTTGGATTATGTCATTTCAAAGGCCGAAGAAGCCAAAGCAGTAGCAACGGCAGAAAATCGAAGTGTCGTAACTGCCCGAGATAATATTAATGTTGTTAATAGTTACGGATAAGATACCATGAACGAGTGCAAACAAGATATCCAGTCATATACTGAATGGATCCTGGAATTAATGGACGAAGAGGAAATAATGGATCCATATCGAGATTTTAGTAGTGATTCTAGTTATGAAAATACAGTAAATATGGATTTGGATATCAGAATCGAAGTACTGAACGGTATCATAGTTCATAAAATGAAGGTTGGAAAAGGTCACAAATCCAACCCCATTTATTTAATAAAATTGGTAGATAATTTGATAAAAAGATGTGAAATGGCAGAAAGACAGGACTTGATTGATAAATTATGTGGTATGAAATGCAGTTTGGAAGGTATTTGAAATGGCAACCCCAAATATAATTAGTCCGGAAGCAAAACAATATATTATTGATCATTGTACGCTAACTGCCGAAGAATTGAAAAAAATAATTCATGATAAGTATCAAGTTGATGTAAGTGGGGCTGCCATTTCTGAGCATCTAAAAGTTGCCAGAAAGAAAGCGGAAGAAAGAACCCGGACAGCAGATGCTCATCTTTCTTTGACCATTGCAGAAAGAGTTAATCAGTATGCTCCCAAGATTCTAGCCAGGTACGAAAAAGAACTAGAAAGAATCGAAAGAATTTTGGACGGCAAGGATACCGAATTTGTTTTGGAAGTCGGGGATGACGGAACTCGTAACAAATTCTGGCATGATAAATATGTCAAACTCTATAATGAACTTAGTAAGAATTATTTGGCTCTGAGACCGCCTATATCAACCGTCAGAATCGAAAGTATGGTAGATCCTGATGTCGCCATGATGGATACTTGGACCGATGACCAAATGGAAGCTTATGAAAAATTCTTGAAGACATTGAAACCAGACAAGGATGATTAGGTGGAATTCATAGCTGATATTATTATAAATACCATTTATTTTTTATTCGGTTGGGATTGTGCTGGTTCCCGGGATAGAAATTATTATAATTATATTTGGATAGAAAATCCAAAGAATATAATAAACGGTGATAATTAAAATGTTCGATATATTTTCCGGAGTATCAATATTTCAGATAGTGGTTACGTATTTAGTATATAGGAGTTCAAAAGATAGAATCATGGAACATAAGGAACTCTGGTTGGTATTGGTATTCTTTGTTCCATTGATTGGAGCTATTCTATATTGGATATTCAAGGGCCCCAAATACGATGAAGCTGGTTGGTTGGTATGAAGTACATTCTTTCCAAGAAATCAGGACAATTATATCTAACCGAATATGATATATTTAAATTGAATTATAATTGTCCCGAATCTGAAAAAACAGGTTCTGGAAAAGGCAGTTGCGGAGGTGACAGTGATAAAGATATTTCCGAAGATCGTATGGTAACTGTCGACAAAATAGAAGTCGATGCCATGAACGGAAAATTTGGGGACAAAGGATCTTTGGTTATAATGACAACTCGTGCCCTTAGAAGCATGATAGCTGGCAAAAGTTTTAATTCGTCCGTTAAGGGATCTGATATCAATGGTTTGATTTCAATTATTGTTTCTAAAAATCCGAAATCAGTTAAAGATGCTGTGACCATAGCTCGCAAAGTTTCTCCTAAATCATACTTCGAAAAAGATAATATACCAGAGGACAGAATAAAGAAATCTCCAGTCCCGGGATCGAAAGTCGGACCATTATCTTCTCCGAAATCACTCACTGCATCACAAAAAGACAAACTAACTAAATTGGGAGTTAATCCTTCCAAATATAAGGTAGCAAGAATCGATAATGGAAGCGGAAAACAAATTCCAATTATTGCTCCAATAACCATGTTTGAAGACAAAAAAATTCAAAATGTTACCGAAAATATTCCCAGTGGATTGATGACGAAAGTTTCCAGCATTACTTTTTCTGATGGAAGAAATTCGGAAGATTCTAGTTGGTCAGAAAGATTTGGCAGAAAATTTACATCCGGTGGAAATTGTAATCGCCATAAAGGAATCGTTACTTTGTTTGGTAGTGATATGAAGAGCGTGAATTCTCTGAAACAAATTTTATATCACGAATTGGGACATACTCTTGACAAAAGCAATAAATTATCATACAGTAAAGAATATGGTGATGCTGTCAGAGAAGATACCAAAAATGGACATAGTTATGCATCATTCGGTGGCATGGGATTCGTTTCTGAATATGCGAAAGCATCAGCGGAAGTATATGCTAAATTAGACCAAAAAAGGAATCAACGGTGCGAAGATTTTGCAGATGCGATAGAAATGTATACAAATAGACCGGAAACTTTTAGTGTTCAGTATCCTGCTAGATATAAATATTTTAAAAAATTATTTGGTGATTGATTATGTCTTCAGAAAAATTTATATTTTTTGATTCCAATTACAAAATCGTAGATGATGTAAAAGATGCATCATATTTTAATAGAATAGTCGTTGATAGTTCCGGCGAAATTATAGAAGAAACTTTTGGAGAAATAACAGATTAATATGATATTTGGATATAAATTATTAGATGCACCTGGGTTTGCACCGATGGGAATGTATCCTATAAAGTTTGTTGGGGAGACGGTTGCTGCACTAATACACGATCGTTACCAAGAAATGCAGTAGTTCCATTAAAACATGCTTGGTTGTTTGATAATACTTATAATGTAATAATAACTGCTACATATGATGATGGAAGCAATATTACTATTCAACGATATATAACCATAAAGGAATAATTATGAAATATTCTTATTTATTTATAATTATATTATTTTGTATTATCGGGAAAACATCGGCTGATGTTTCAGATAGTTTCGACATCCAAATGAAATCCGGGAACATGGATATTGACCGGGAAGGATATCAAGGCCAGAGCCATATACGTGCCAGCGGTGATTCTGCCATCGGTCAACAATACCAGGAATCATACGGCATCTATGATAATATCATTTGGATTAATTCTGAAAAGGCATCTGTTCGTAGCAAAACTCCCGAGATTGATAATCAGTTCCGAAAGATTGGTAATATGTCAGGACTGATTCATGTCAACAGACAATTCCAGATCAGTATGGAATCCGAAACCGAAGAAAATATAACAACCGAAGAATATACCCAAAATACTAATGTATTGTCTGAAATTAATATATCCGGTGAAAATGGAAGTATTGACATAGGTCAATTCTTGCGTGGAATGAATGGCCGTCCGATGATTTCATCAACCGAACTTAATGCAACTGGTCCGTTCCAAATATCCAGCGAATTCAGAGCATCCGGTCGCAATACTTGGACTAATGTAAAACCTATTGATGAACCCGAAGAGTGATAATAATGGTAACTAAATTTAGATCTTCCGGAAGAGAAAATACTAATATAAAATCAGTATCTCGCATAGAAGAATACAATGGCGAAGAAGAATGGTTAGGTTGTATTCCTTGGACCGGCAAAGGTTCAGAACTTCCAGCCGGCATGATAACTCCTGTCGGAATAACAGCCAAATCATTATGCCGATATGCGATAATTTTGGCTCCGGCATTGGATGAAGGCGTAAAAAAGATAAAATTGTCTTCATTTAATAAGAAGCGACAACTCTTGGTTGATGTCGAACTGAACGAAAAATCAGTAGCCGCGGTCTATCGCATTGGTGGAATCAATACCATTAAGTTTGTGACCGCAACCGGACAAATACTGAATCGACGTACCTGGAAAGCAAAATTCAAGACCGATGCCCTGAAATTACAAGCCATCAAAGAACTTGTGCGATAACAACCTATATATAGGATGTCGTCCATCCTATATTTTATGAAACCTAAATTCGAAAAAAGAACCATAGTGATTGAAATAGCGATTTGTCCTAAATGCGGTCATGATCTGGAAAAAGTTGTTGATCCAGACGCCGCTACTATGATGATATATAGGTGCAATTATTGTGATTATCGATATTAAAAGGAGATCAAAAAAAAATGAAATATACTATCAACAAGGATCCAAAAGGTCCATTATATATAACAGAAGAAGAAATGAAATTGAACTACAACTGCCCGGCTGATCAAAAATCAGGAGAAGGTACCGGCAGTTGCGGCGGGGCTAACAGAGAAAAGGCATCTGGTGGTTCCAAATATTCCGACTTACAAAATAAGAAAGCCGCGATGGTTGACCGAATCAATGAATCATTAAATGATGTTCAGAACGAAGCAACTGATGACTTTGCTGATAATATGGGAGAGAAACCAGATTCATCCGAAATTCTACAAAAGGGCATGGACCTAGCATCTGATCTGAAACTAACAGGCAAAAATGCCGAATTCTTTGCTGAAAAATATTCAAAAGAATATGACAAAGCATGGAAAAATGCAGCATCGGATGCTAAAGCTCAAGGATTTTCAAATGATGAAAAATCCAAGCCATCCAAATCTGACACAGGATCCCTTAAAGGACTTCGTGAGGCCAATGACAAGGGTCTGATAACCGTTGCTGGCAAAGTCAAGAAAGATTTTAGTGCCGGCGGAAAATCATACAAGAAGGGCGACTACGTTACCCGACATGTTAATGGCAAGTGGCAAGACGAAAAATAATACCATTTTTTAATATTTTTTTAATATAGGAGGTATTTTTGTAGTCCCAATCGGGACTTAAACTCCGATTCCGTTCATATAAGAACGGTTTCGAATGGAGAAAAAATAGTATGCACTTAAATGGATTTGATGTTTCATTAACTGAGGCACAGGAAGAAGACTCGGACGGCTACACAATTTTAGAACATGGACAATCTTTTAAGATTCGTCTCCATAATGGCCACAAGAATTCTGGAATTTGCAAGCCATCCGATGCCGAAATATATGTACAAGGAAAATATTGCGGAACTTTCAGAGTCCCATATGGTCAAACCGTTGTTTTAGAAAGACCATTGAATGATACTGGAAGGTTCACAGCTTACAAAAATGGAACCCAAGATGCGGCAATGGCTGGCATAGACCCCGATTCCGAAGATAATGGCCTTATCAAAGTAGTTTGGAAACCTGGTCATTATCCGCAAAAGATAGAACCGGAAGTATATTGGCCGAAAGCAATATACAACGAACCCCGGATCGAATGGACTTATTTCGGAAATAATGATAACTTCTATGACATCAATAGTCATGAAACTTACCGAAATATATATGATAGTAATACCAGTACATCATATTGTTATTCTGGAACCAGTTCAAGTTCAAAGCGCGGTCGGGATCTGGTCGGCGGAGGAGTGGGTCTTTCGGGCCATAGTAACCAGACCTTTAAAGAAATCAATTCCCTCCAATATGACGAAGGCGAAACCGTCATTTATTTGAGGATTGCATTTCGTGAAAATAAACCGCGGCCCATAAAAGCAGTTCACAGAATCGAAAGCAATAAACCCCGGCCTTTGAAATAGATAATTATAAATACAAGATATGAATAGATAGTATTGGTGTGGCTTGATTTATCTATTTAGATTAAAATAACATATAGGACAGGATATTATGAACGGTAATGAATTAACCCCCCAACAACAAGATCAACTTCAACAACTTCAGCAACTTCAGCAACAGGCCCAGATGGTAATCAACCAAAAGTCCCAATTGGAACATCTTGCTATCGAAACCGATACCATGCTACAAGAATTGGAAAAAGTACCAGATGGGACTATGCTTTCGAAAGTCGTCGGCAATATAATAATTCCGGCTAGTAAAGAAGATCTCATGACCGAACTAAAGAGCCACAAGGATCTTATCGACCTTCGATTGAAGACAACCGAACGACAAGAAGAAAGAATTAAATCTCGGTTTTCTCAATTGCAAGAACGCTTCAAATCTGGTCAAGAATAAACCTTTTTTATATTTTTTTTCATAATTATTTCTTTTTGAAAACCTTTATATACTAGAGAATTCTATCGATTTCTATGCCACCAATCACCGAATCGGACAATAAATTATGCCCATTCTTTAGAAGTCCATGTCCGAAGAATAGATGTCTAGCATACAAACGATTATTTCATCGACATGGAGCATGGCGGTATGAAGCAATGAAAATGAATATGGAGTGAATACCATGGTAAAACATAATTATAAAATAACCATCCTCGAAGAAACAAAGGACGGAAAGATTCAATTTATCGGACAAATGAAACAGGATCCATTCTGGAATGGTCTTTCAGTGGTTCATGTTCCTTGGAGACATGGAAAATTCGTGACATTGTCAAAGTATGTGAAGAATTACAATCCTACTTATGTAGTATGTCAATTACGTGATCTTTCATATCATCTTTCGGCGGAAGATCTAAACAAATTCCATGATAGAAATCCCGATGAGGAAATCATCGTATGTGTGAATTAAAAGACCTTTGGGAAACCGAACATGGATCCCTCATGTGGGGAATGTTCGTCCCGGGAAAATCAGATCATGACCGATGTCACGTTCGACAAATTTCCACCCAGTGCATACTGGAAGGAAGAAGAATTCCAGAAACATGGCCGCAATCCCATCAAATAGGACCGGACGGTGTCGAAATCGATAATACCTACTTGGAAATCGGCCACTTAATCAATCAATTGATCAAAGGTAATATAAACACCATCTGGTATGTCATGAGTCCGGTTATTATTCATGATAGTTCGATTCTTCAAGACCTTAGGAAGATTGTTCTTGAAAATCCGAGCCGGGCACCATACCATTCATTAAAGGGCATGGCAATTTCCCAACTAAAGGACGAAATAAGGAGACCTCGGTTGTCTGGTGGCAAAGGTTATCGAACTGCTGCCAGAACTGCACTATTCGGATCCAAACTACTTTCCCGGTGGGAATTTGATTTCAATGTTCCCGAAAGTATAGTCAATCTAGAAATATCCCGGGAAATGGTAGAAACCACCATAAGCGCCCTTGATGATGCCTACGACAGTAGTCCCTATCCAGATAAACCAGATGATGAACCATTCCGGCAATTTTTATATAAACTGAGGATGGATGATATATGATCAGAGTAATGCATTCCAGTCTTCACCAAGATTATTTGTTCGATACTCTCTATGTTGACCCTGCATGGAATGAATTTTCCATTGTCAATTATTATGGAAATCGATTCGTTACGATATCAAAAACCATAGAATCCAATGGTGACATTTCATATGTAATATGTCCCATCAATAGTCTTGCTGCATATGTAAATGATGCTGGACTGAAAAAGTTCCATGAAATTCATCCGGGATTGTGGCCACCATCAGAACAAAAACCTTAAATACTAGTAATGAGTATCATTCCTTGTGATAGAAATGTCGTGGTTGAGCTTCTTGTATTTCGCAGTTGCGATGATGGCGCTGCATAACGGAATAAAGGACGCCCTAAATCCATATTTCGAGTTTAAGGAACGGAGATTTATATTAGGAATAATCGGAAATGTCATGATATGCATGTTGTTATTGGCAGCAACTGGGTGGAAAACAATTTAGGAGGTTGTACGAATGAATCTAGCTAGATTGGAAATGATATCGGCCCTAAATGATATGACAAACCTTTCCATAACAGAATTGGCACAAGGAGCAGACCGAATTCATCATTTTGTTCTGATAAATGGAATGCGGATATCAATATCTATATTCAAACCATAATAATTCTCATATATTGAGAATGTATAGCTGTCCGAAAGTGACATGAATAAGAAATCCCCTATACCATCAGGCCCCTAACTTGGTTGGGGCCTCCCTCCCTTGCCATCTTTGCTGAGTGGTCAAAAGCAACAGACTTAAGATCTGTCCTCCGTAGGGAGTTCGTCGGTTCGAATCCGGCAGGTGGCATCATGAATGCAACATACGAATTCACAGCAGGCCGATTATTATGGTCAGCAGTCCGGTATATCATTGAAAAGGCCCGGATAAATCATTCTTGCTTAGTTTGTGTAGAATCCGGCGGATGGACAGATCATAAATTCTTTCTGCGGGGATCCATCGAATCCATAAATGAAGTTAAGACGGAACTTGAATTACTGGAGGCATCATTGTGATAAGGAAAATAACGTCTAGATTTAATTCCGGACCTAGAATCGGAGAAGATTTCATTGATTATTATTATAATGTTACTCATAAAGCTAGAAATATATTCGGCGATATAGTCAAAGAAGCTTGGCAACATATAGGAATTAGTTTTAAAGAAGATACTCCATCTGACATCAATCGTATGCTAGATTGGAACATGACAAAAATTGACATCCGGAAAGATGGATTTGACACAGAAGATGGTCACTTAATTATAATATTCAAAAACAATAAAGTCATTTATATAAATGGATCTGGTCTAGTTCATGATTATGTTAAAGAATTTAATAAAGGATTTAAATTAGAAAATTACAAATAAAAAATTATCTTTTCCACATCTTTCGCATTTCATAACTTACACCGTCGTTATATAATATCCATAAGCTCCTTTCGGCCCTACTCGATCGTGAATCAAGCAATATTCACTTTCATTCTGCATGGTCCGACTAATTCTATGCATCAGATTATGTAACGATACCTCATATTTGCTCTGGTATTTCTTTGCCTTGCCCTTGAGGGAATCACCAGTAGCTTGATATCCAATTACATAGCCATCCATTAACAAAGAATGGCATACAGATCGTTGCCAAGATCCCCGGGCTTGATCCATGACCAATTTGCCCATCCTTCCATTCTGTTCGAATGCGATACATTCGTCGCCGTATGGAGTCCTCATCTCTTCTTCATCCCCTTTTTATCTTCTAGATACATATAGGACGTACGGGAATAAATACTTTGTGGTCTGTTCATCGCAATAGAAACCTTTATATACTACTGGTGGCATTCATTGATTTGTCAAGATTCCAATCTTGGCATGAATCGGAAATCAATCCATTCATTTGCGGCGTTAGGGTAGTGGTTTATCCTACGTAAATATTACCAAGCATGAATAATCTCCCAGTAATGGGCTGCGAAATGTTTGGTTACTTCGTCCTTGGGAGACCGTGACGGCAGTTCGAATCTGCCACGCCGCATGTCCCATAAATCGGGACAATGGCCCGACACCATACGAAACCCGAAAGGAGGAAGTCATAACCGTGGCTTTCTCTTTTCGATAAGACCCAAAAATGCGAGGAAATGTTATGTATGTCGAACTGAACGGAAAGAGTTGGATAGTTCTCTTATAAAAAGCTATCAACCAAAAGCGGAAATAGCTCAGTCAGGTAGAGCGGCAGTTAAGAAAATGCCGGGATCGTTTGATCTCCCAATCATGGGTTGCGAAGATTCCGGATACTTCGGAGGAACTACCGGTCTCTGGTTCAATTCCAGATTTCCGCATTGGAAGGCAATGGTTAAATCCTGCGGGATGAAGTTGCTTTCCGACAGGCTGCGAAGGGAAGAGTTACTTCGATACTCTATATCCAAAACACTCTTCCCGTTTGATCTCCTGGTTGTGATTACATGAAATTCAATACTAAAAGGACTTTAGAAACCAATATGAAAAGTCGCCCCGATGCTGCCACTAATTTCGAGGGCGGATTATCATTTCGGATGGAACCGCTTCTCGACCTTTATACGAAAGTTGGCACTGCTTTGATGGGCGAAAACAAATTCTACCAAGACGCGAAATCGGCGGATAGCGATCTTATTAATTCTATTCATTCTGCCATCAATGTAGATCCCGATTTCGTACTCAAGCTGGCAATTTATTGCCGGGAAAAATTATATCTGAGGTCGGTTACTACTGTCCTCTTGGCAGAGTTGGCAAATTCTGGTCACCCGATTCCCAACAGCCGCAAGATGGTTGCTAGGTGCATCAAGCGACCCGATGACATGACGGAACTTCTTTCATATCAGTTTGCTAGAAATCAATCAGCGCCTAGGACATCAAGGATTCCTATGCTGGTCAAGAATGGTATCAGGGAAGCATTCCCGAAGTTCGACCAGTATCAACTCAGCAAGTACAATCGCGACGGTGAAGTTAAATTGCGGGATGTTCTTTTCTTGACACATCCTAAGCCACAATCCGATGAACAGGCCGCGGTCTGGAAGTCTCTGATAGATGGAAATCTGGCCCCACCTGATACATGGGAAGTCATGAGATCGACCGGGCAAATGAATTGGCATCAGGTCATCACCGGTGTATTTCATAAAGGTGGACGCACTAACAATTACATGGCAATCATAAGAAATCTTAGGAATTGTTTAACATCGAGTGATGTCACCAAAGAAGATTTCATATTGTTGGCATCCATGATCAGCGATGAATCTGCTGTTTTGCATTCCAAGATTTTGCCATTCCGGCTATTGTCAGCATACGCCGAATTAAGAAATGTGACTATTGTGGATCGGCCAGTCACTAGAATTTATGAAGCTTTGGAATCGGCAGCTATTGCTTCCATAAGCAATGTTCCAAAACTTAGGGGAACTTCGGTCATCGCGATTGATGTGTCCGGCAGCATGGCATGGCACACTATATCGAAAAATTCCAAAGTAACGCCGGCGCGGATATCTATCTTGCTTGGTATGATGGCAAACAAAATCTGCGACGATGCTATGGTTTGTACTTTTGCCAATCGACATAATTGGATGAATATGCCGGATACTCAGATCTTGAGGAATGCATATGAATGTCCTTCTCCCGGCGGAGCCACCAATGGATACCTTGTCCTGAAGGATCTTATCGACCGGAAGATCAAGGCGGACCGCGTCATATTCTTGACCGACATGATCTTGTATGGAAACAGTTCATTTGCCCCCTTGTGGGCAAAATACCACCATATGACCGGAGCCAAACTATATAACATCGATCTGACAGGATATGGAATGACTTCGGTTCCGAATGGCATATTAGGTGCTAGAACTATCGGCGGTTGGTCAGACCGAATCTTTGAAATGATACAGTGCTTGGAAAAAGGTTCCAGTGTCATTGATGAAATTAAAAACATGGAGTGATATAGAATGGATCCAATATTTTTTAGATTGATACATGTATTAGAAGTTGATAAAAATAAGTTGCATTTCTATCCGAAAAGAAATAAGGTATGAAATAACCGACATGATGAGAGAAACCTTTAAATACAAGTAAATCAAAGAATGATTTGTCGGGATGACAGATCCCGACTGATCAACTGCCATCTGAAACGAGAACGAGCGTACACAAACAAGGCCCCGGGCTAGCAAACCGGGGTCTACTCACCCTCGCCAAAAGTGCCTTTAAACGGGCAGGTGCCGTGGGTCGGAATCAGTAGAAAGGTTCCGGTTCACGGCGGGAGTTCGATTCTCCCTTTTGGCATACCGGTTGGTTCTCCGCGGTGCGTCGCGGTGAAGGAATGAAATGGCCATCGATCAAAACTGGTCGAAGTCTGTTGGAATCAGAAACCAAACGGTCTAGATATCGGAACTAGTCAAAAGCCGAAGTATAGCGCCAAACCAAATCATCCGGGATATAAGACTCTCTGAGTCACAACATGAATTGATATCAGCAGAATGATTTGGTAGGTTGGGATCGCCTCTATACGAACACCGAAGCATATGCACCTCTTGGATGGACAATGGGATCATTATTCGAGTAGTGGTCCGATACTGGAAAAGGAGCAATCCGACCGGTTCGAAACCGGCGTGTCCAATTTAAATCGTGGAGAAATAATAATGCCAAATCCAGTTAATTGGAAAATTGAAAGTTGGATTGATAAAAAGACCGGTATGGAAGTAGCAATAGGAATTCCAGATCGGGAATTATCATCAGAAGAAATAACAATGGTAATAGACGCGGCTGAACAATATTTAATAGAACAGTCCCATAATGTAGCGGTCAATCATATCGGACTTTGAATCCGATAACAGGGGTTCGAATCCTCTTGGGACTATGACCATGATATGTCATAACATCGGGAGAAAGTCGATGCAGTGTTGTATGCAATTGGATTCATTTATATCTACCGACATATGGTGTCCCGAGCCAAAAACATATCATGGCCGCCTAATCCATTTATGGAGAAAAATTAAATGAAATATAAAATACTTGGAATTTTAGCCGTGCTATTTATAATTGGCATGGCAAGTGCAGTAGAAGATTTGTCTGGAACTGATCCCAGTAAATTTGATCAACCGAAGTTCGCAAAGGATGGAATCAATGGAAATTCTCCGCAACTGACAACATCAATGAAAGATTTCCTGAAGACCGGTAATGAAACAAATGCATCCATACCGGGAATGAAAGTGCTTCTGCTGGGCAGTAGAGTTCCTTATAATAGATCGCCGGAAATATATTACACGCCGGCAGAACTTGCTGCTATCATGAATAGTAATAATGTTAGATCAGAATTTGAGTGATCCTTCTGGATGGTAAGATGGGTTCGATTCCCATCCTCTCATTATGGACACTTATCAAACAATCTATAATATTTTGATGGAAATATATCATGATCCAGAAAGTATTAATATGGATCAAGCAACTAAAGATTGCATACAAATAGCAAGAAAGAATGCCAGAGCAAGATGGTCGAAGACATGACCGGAAGGAAACTATTATAAGGAATGTCGCAATTAATAGAAGGAAATTCATTAGATGTTTTAAAAGAATTTCCAGATAATTATTTTAGTTCTTGCATAACTGATCCACCATATGAACTAGGATTCATGGGAAAGAAATGGGATCAGTCTGGAATCGCATATAGTCAAGATTTGTGGTCTGAAGTTTTGAGGGTATTAAAACCAGGTGCATATTTGTTGTCATTTGGCGGAACCCGGACTTATCATAGGATGGCTTATGCCATAGAGGACGCCGGATTTGAGATAAGGGACTGCATAGACTGGGTGTATGGTTCTGGATTTCCTAAGTCTCTCGATATTTCTAAGAAGTTGGACCAGATGGCCGGAGCAGAAAGGGAAGTTATTAGTCTTAAAGCAAATCCAAGATATCTATCGCCCCGGAA